AGAACGATATTGACACAGGAACTATATCATCATTAGTTTCAAAATCATTAAAAGAAAAAATAAAATTAGAAGCCACTAACTTGAAGATGTTAAAGTTTCCAAAGTGTGGTCAATTACCAATATAATGTATGGTGGGTTTGATGTATATAAAGTTTATCTTGGTGTTAAATTACATTTTACATCAAAGTCATATGACTATATAAAGTATGGTGGAAAAGTTAATGCAACACTTGATAGTTTTACAAAGAGAAAGGATAGATACTTTTTTCATAAGTTAAGTACAAAATATGGACAAGATAATATACTTGATTTCTTTGTTGCTAACTTTCTTGCAGATAGCAAGAGATGGGTTGGTAATCTTTTGGAAAACGATGGTAAAGATGTTTATATGGATTATAGAAAACGTAAAGAAGCATTTACCTATCACTTTAGAAATGATTGCGTATCTATTAGTAATGACTTTATTTCTCGTGGGCTTTCTTTTGATGATGGCTTACGCTCTCCTAATGGACAGCATCCTAGACTTTTACAGTTACTTATTCAGAAGAAGATCGGATACCAGACCGCAGTCGTTTTGGACTACTTCTTATCGTTTGTTAAGAATTGGAATGTGGAAATTAAAGAAAAGTTTGTCTGGCCTGAAATCGCATCTAAGGTTACCAGAGTGAAACCATTTTTTAACTTTAATGTGACAGAATGTAAATTAATTATGAAAGAAGTTTTTATAAATGAGTAAAAACATTATACCAGAATCAAATAAGATAGGTGATAAAGTCATAGATAGAATATATGGCGATATACATGGTGGATTAAAACTTATTTTGAAAAATGGTACAACCTATCAAAACAAAATAGACAAAAGATCAATTAAATTAAGTGATGGTACATTAGGTCATGTATTTCACGCTAACGGAAAATGGTTTAACAGAATGGGTTTACCAATAGACAAACCTGATAATTTGGTAACAAGAGATGGCGACTAGAGTATTTTGTATAGGAAACGGTGAGAGTAGAAAATCATTTGATTTAAGAATACTAAAACCACATGGAAAGATTTATGGTTGTAATGCTTTATATAGAGATTTTACACCAGATGTATTGACTGCTGTTGACCATGGAATTATGCACGAGATATACCAAAGTGGATATTGTGATACTAACGAAACATGGTTAAGAAATTGGACTAGAATACCAGCACCAACATACGACATGCTAGTCTATGGTAATATGAAGAATGAAGATAAAGAGTTAATTGACAAATATCAATCTAATAAAATGGAAAATGATAAGGGCGATAAGCAAGAGTTTGTATTTCATGGTTCAAATCTATCAGGTAAAGTAAACATTTTAAAATCAAAATTAGAAAAAAAAGAAATTGTAGAAAAGAATGTTAATCACACAACAACATATGTTAGTTGGACTAATGAGAATGACAAGGCACATAATTTAGATGATTTGGTAGAAGGTCAAAGAGATAGAGGTTGGGCTTGTGGTGCGTCAAGTGGAAGAGTGGCTACAATTAGAGAAAAAGATTTACAAGAAGTGTATTTAATTGGACATGACTTGATAAGTGATACATCTAAAATTAATAATATGTACAAAGGTACTAAACATTATGGATTACCAGAGGCTGGACCCATACCATCTGTGAATTGGATAAATCAATGGAAAACATTGATGACAGAGAACCCTAAAGTACAATTTTATAAGGTAAATCCAGATGGTGATAGTGGTAAAACACCAGTTAGTTCAAAGATTAGTGAGTGGACTTCTATTAAGAATTTAAAGTATATTTCATTCCAAAATACACTTGACAAATTCGTTAAAGTGTGATATATTATAGAGAATATGTTAAAACAATTAAAGATTCGAACTTTGATTGGCCTTGTGGCTGAACAACTCTTAAGCGGGTGTAAGGCACGAGTAGAGAGGGTTATGGGCGAATGCCTGAAGACACTCTATTTGGTTGTGAGTATGGACCTATCTTTAAAAGATTGGACGCTTCCTGAAAGCTTGTGGGTAAACCAATAAATCCCACCAGGTACATATTATAATATTATGTTTGATAAATTTATATACAAAACGCTAGACTTAATTGTCAAATGGTGTGAACAATATAGAGAGTACAGAATTAAGAGGTCCTTACCTAAAGCAACCTATGATAAAAAGGCTAAAAACGATAGCTTAAAAAAATGGGCGAATGAATGTGAGAACTCTTATAAATAAAAATGATACCGATTAAACAGGTAACACAAACACAACGAATACGAAAATACAAAGGAGATAAAATATGGATTTCGAAGCGTTAAAACAATCGTCAAGTAACTTTGACAAACTTACAAAAGCCATCGAGGCAAATCTCGGCACCGAGAACAAAGATCAAAACAAATCAAAATACCAAGACGAAAGATTTTGGAAACCAGAGTTAGATAAAACTGGTAATGGTTATGCTGTCATTAGATTTTTACCTGCAGTAGAAGGTGAAGACTTACCATGGCAAAGAGTATGGTCACATGCATTCCAAGATGTAGGTGGTTGGTATATTGAAAACTCTCTAACAACACTTGGTCAGAAAGACCCTGTGTCGGAAGAAAATACTAGATTATGGAATACAGGACTAGATAGTGATAAAGAGATTGCTAGAAAGAGAAAAAGAAAATTATCTTACTACGCAAACATTTTAGTACAATCAGATCCAAAGCATCCAGAGAACGAAGGTAAAGTGTTCTTATTCAAATTCGGTAAAAAGATATTTGATAAGATTACAGAAGCTATGCAACCGGCGTTTGAAGATGAGAAACCAGTCAATCCTTTTGACTTTTGGAAAGGCGCTAACTTCAAATTGAAGATTAGAAAAGTTGATGGTTATTGGAACTACGATAAGTCCGAATTTGAAGCTGTTTCTCCACTTGCCGAAGATGATGAGAAAATCAAGTCAACTTGGAAACAACAACATGCTTTAAAACCATTTCTTGCACCCGATAATTTTAAAACCTATGACGAACTCAAAGAGAAACTGAATAGGACGATTACAGGTGTACGAAGCACAACGACTGCTGATAAAATTGACCTCCCATCTGAGTCAGCACCAAGTGTGAAAAGTACTGAAGCCCCTTCTCCTGCTAGCGATGATGACGATACGTTATCTTACTTTAGTAAATTAGCAGAAGAGGAGTAATTCTCTCTCGCTTCAAAACTTTGAAAGGGCGGCTGAAAGGCCGCCTTTTTTATTATAAATATAAGCGTAATGGCTATCTCAATTTTAGATCCACTAAAAGATAAACAAGGCGGTATTCGTAAGAGTGCAAACTGGTATAGAAAGACTGTTGCTGATTTAGGCGATAGAATTACTGCTAGAAAACTAATGAGTACAGGCAAATTAAATGGTATTCCTAGTAGAGGAAGATTAAATATGTTCTTCTATGACCCTAAATATAAACAGGTATTACCATATTATGATACATTTCCACTTGTATTACCGTTAGAAACAATTCCAGGTGGATTTATGGGTATGAATTTTCATTATTTAAGACCACTACAAAGAGTAAGTTTATTAAATAATTTACAAAGATTTGCCAGTGGCGGAATGAGTAAGAGTACAAGAATTGACGCAACTTATAATGGAATTAAGAACATAGGTATTGCGAAGACAACAATTAAGAAATACTTGTATAGTCATGTAAGATCAAGTTTTTTAAGAGTTGATTTTGACGAGGCAGCATTAGCAGTAATGTTACCTGTACAACAATTTAAGAAGGGAAGTCCATACTAATGGCAATATTAAGAGGCGGAAAAAGAATTGGTGGATTTGATGTACGAATAGGTTTACCTAGAGATAGAAGCCTTGACAACGTAGAATCTGATCCTAGATTAAGACAGAAAGCTGGCGGTAATCCTGAAACTACAATGGGTAGATTTCAAGCCATGGTTAATGAGGGTGAAGGATTCCAAAGAAAAGCAAGGTTCTATGTTGAGTTTGGTATGCCTAATGGTGTATCACCTGGTGTTGCTGTAGGAGATACAGATTTACAAGGTGATGATGAAACACAAGGTTTCTCTACAACAATAGATACATCTGTTATGAGAACAGATACTACCAAAAGACGAGTACAAGCATTCTGTAACGAAATATCTATGCCAAATAGAGAAGCTGTTACAAAAGATATTAGACATAATGGTCCAGCAAGAAAATTTATTTACGACTATACTTCAGCACCTATCACAGCTACATTTTATACAGATAAGTTTATGAGAGAAAGAACTTATTTTGAAGTATGGCAAAAGGCAGCATTCAGTAATGTTACTCACAACTATAACTACTACAATGATTATGTTGCACCAGTTGACATATTTGCTTTAGGAAGTTATGCTAGTAGGCAAGAGAGAGATGACGTAACATATGGTGTAAGATTATTTGATTGTTATCCAAAGATTATTAGTGATGTATCATTTGCTCACACTTCAAACGAAGTACAGACATTTACTGTTACATTTGATTTTAGATATTGGGTAAACTATTTTATAGATAGAGCAGGTCAAATACAAGTAGGACAATCAGAATTTAACTCACCAACTGTAAAACGAGCGGGTGGAGTATTTGGTGGTTTAATAAGTAAACTACCTCCAGAGATAAGAAGAGCTGGTAGAGATGTATTAAATGAATTGAGAAGAAGAGCACCGATTGGTAGAATTACAGGTGGTAGAGTTTTCCCACCATTTAAAATACCACCACTAAATATATAAAATTATTAAGGAGAATATAATGGCGTTACCAAGTGTAGAAATACCAAGATATGAATTGACTTTACCATCGCAAGATATAATTGTTCAATTTAGACCATTCCTAGTCAAAGAAGAAAAAATATTAATGATGGCTATGGAATCAAAAGAAAATAATGAAATTGTTTCAGCAATTAAAGAAGTAATAGCTGCTTGTACTTTTGAAAAACTAGATATAAACAAACTACCAATGTTTGATTTAGAGTATATATTATTACAAGTTAGAGCTAAATCAGTTGGTGAAATAGCAAAATTTAGAGTGTTATGTCCAGATGATAAAGAAACTTTTACACCCGTAGAAGTTGACCTATCAAAAATTAATGTCGAAGTTGATGAGGAACATACTAATAATATTATGGTTGATGAGAGTAGAAAATTGGGAGTTGTTTTTAATTATCCTACGTTAGAGTCTAGTCAGGTTGGTTTAAATATTATAAATGATGGAACAAATTTAGATACAGTGTTCGGAGTTATTGTAGATTGTATTGACCACATTTATGAAGGTGACAAGACATATCCAGCGAAAGATAGTACAAAACAAGAATTAAAAGATTTTATTGAGAGTTTGTCACAAGAAACATTTAAAAAAATTAAAAAGTTTTTTGATACAATGCCACAATTAAGATATGAGATTGATGTAGAAAACCCAAAGACTAAAGTTACGAGTAAAATAACTTTTAAGGGTTTACAAGATTTTTTTCAATAAGCCTCTCCCATACCAACCTAGAGGCATACTATGAAACAAATTTTGCGTTGATGCAACATCATAAATATTCATTGACTGAATTAGATAATTTGATACCTTGGGAAAAAGACATTTATGTAACTATGTTGACAAATTACATAAAAGAAGAAAACGAAAAAAGAAAAAGAGAGGCAAACAAATAATGTTTAGTTTTGACGTAGAAAATATAACCAAAGGCATAGGTGTAGTAACAGCAACACTGGCAATGCTAGGTGGCGGATACACTGTATGGGACAAGTTCTCAAGCAAAGACATACTTACTTGGGCACCAGAGCATTTTAACATAGCACCATACGAAGGTAACTACAAAGTCACTGTGGCAAGAGAGAAACACAGAGATGACTGTACAGTCACAGACTTTACACTAACTGTAAGAGACAGCGAAAACATTGTTCATCAAGCATCAAGCAGTGTCGGCAAGTTTATGGGACCAGCAAGTGATGCTGTTGATACGTTTGCTTTTAAAATGAAAATAGAATCTACCCAAAAGGTAGCACCAGGCACAGCAACACTGATTGCTTATATTGATTATGCCTGTCCAGAAGGAAATGTTGCAGTAACATATCCTAAACATAAAAATTTAAATTTTAACATAGCAGAGGGCAAATAAAAATGGACGAGATAAAAGTAGCAGAACCAAAACAAAAAATTAGTGTTGATTTAGAAGTTGACACTTCAATAAAAGATTTAGGTGTAAATCCATATGCTAAACTTATACATTTAGCAAGAGCAGTTGATAGTTGGAGAATATTTCCGAGAGTATTCATATCTACATATATTTTCTTACTATACAAAGTAGTAATATGGTATATGGCATTAGAAGGACCTACTATGGAACAATCAGGCTTAGTGTCAATCGTAGTTGGTGCTGGAGCGGCTTGGTTTGGTCTATACACAGGAAGTAAAGCAAAAGGTAAATAATGGCATTACCATCACTAGATAACACAACAGATAAAGGTCAAGTACAAGAAATTGTATCTGACATAGCTACAGCAGTATTTAAGAGTGCAAAAGTTTCTATGGAATCTGCTGCTAAAGCTGTTATACCTAGTGTACCAAAAATGGTTGAAGAAGTATTAGAAGATTTACAAAGTGGTAGTGTAAGAACATTTAATCTTGCGTTAGATAAACTGGATAGACTAGTACAAAAACTAGGTATTGATTTAAAAGACTACAGTAAAGAACTTGCTAACTTCCAAACAAAAAGAGAAGAAAAACTTATCAAATCAGAAACAAAAATTCAAGCATTAAGAGAAAAAAATATTGTAGCAACAATAGAAAAATCAGGTGATATAAAAATATTGTCACAAGCAGAAATAAGAACAAAGCAAGAAAACTTGGAATTACTTGAAAAAAATATTGCTGATATGGAAAAATCTTTAGAAAAAGATAGAAAGTTATTACAAGAAGATAAAAAACTAAAAACTACAGCAATTTCTAAAAAAAGAAAAGACATCTCACTTCAATCTGAAGCAATAGAAGAAAAGAAAAAACAAAGAGATGAACAGAAGGAAGTATTAGGCGACAAAGGTGAAAAGCAACCTGGTATATTCCAAAGAGGTAGAGAAGGTGTTAGTAATTTTGTTGATGAATATGTACCTGATGTTATATCTGATATAGGTGGTACTTTTATAGAAGGATTTATGGCACCTATTAATGCAGTTAAAGAATTAGGAAAAACTTTTGGTCAAATATTAAAGCCATTAAAATTATTAAAACCACTATTCACAGGGTTGATAGGTACATTAAAAAAGTTTGCATTAGGATTAAAGGCTAGTATATTATCAATGTTACCTCAAATTGCTCTTGGTGTTGCAATTTTAGCAGTGTTAGGTTTGATATATGTGGCAATGAAAAAATTACAAGATTTTTTTGGTAAAGATGGTCCAAGTGAATCAGGCTTAGGTGGTAGTCAGGATACAGATTTACCGCAAGAACAAGAATTTGCTGAAGAAGGTGATATGTCTTCAAAAGTGATGAGAAGATCAATTGTAGATCAGGAAACAAAAAAAATAATACAACCTGATGATCCTCGTTATGATGAAATTTATGAGAGAGATAGAGGTGTACCAGCTCCTAAAAAAGGTGAGGTATTCTCCAATGGTGAAAGAAAAATAATACCATTAACAGAGGATGGTTTTGAAATTAAATCTGGTAACTTTATGAATCCAGAAAATAGATCAAATTATAAAACACCAACTGGATTAGAACCTGTAAAAGATGAAAAAATACAAAGTAATAATAGCATAGTAGATGGTTCATCAAAAGTATTCAATAATAATGAAACAGTATATGCTGGTGGAGTAAGTGGAAGTAAAAATAGTGATTTGGAGTTATTTCAAATAGCTCACCCGTTATATAATAACTAATAAGGTCCTAAATCTTTTTCAGTAATTAATTTAAACTCTGCACCATTGTCTTCACAATAAGACTTTGCGGCATTCCATTTTGCTTGATTTTTAATATACTCAAAACTGTCACGCATAAATGCTCTAGTTTTCTTTTTAGGTGCTTTTGGTGGTTTACATTGACGAGATGGTTTGATCTCAATAAGAAACTTTTTACCTTTTGATGTCTTTACAATGAAGTCAGGATAGTAAGAATGATACTTTTTATCAACTGGATTGTAGTATCTAATAGATAATTCTTCACTTGCCCAATTGGTTATATCAGGACTACGGTCACAATGCAACATAAACTTACGCTCTAATAATGAACGATAGACTATTTTTGATGTGTCGCCCACGTATTTTTTAGGGTTAGATGGGCGATATAAACCTTTATATGACTTCCTCATTGTGTTATAAATATTGTAATATATATAAGGATTAAAATGGCATTTAAAAAACTAGTATCAGGCTTTGTAAAACAAAAGATTTCAAGTAATCTTATAAATGGATTTAATAATGCTATTGGTGGATTTGGTCAACCAAAAAAACTTGCGGCTAAATTAGCCAATAAATCACCACTTGATTTATCGAAAAGTCCATCGGCTCACATGGAGCCAGTAAATAATCCTTTTTCATATGGTAATGTATATTATCCTGAAGAAACAAGTAATTTAGGTGAAGGCCATTACATTATATTTGATGTTATAGAACATAGAGATTCAACACAAAAATTACCAAATGGAGTTATATATCCGGGTTCTTTAGGACGAGTGGGAGAAAGAAAATTTAATAAAGAAAAAAGATTACAAAAATTAATATCACAAGGATTTCAAACGGAAAGTAAACTATTAAGAGAAAATAGTTCAGGTACACAAGCAACTACAAAAACATTTCATACAAATATATCTGATAGTATTATATTATATACACCTTCCACTGATACTAAATTCAATTATAGTGTTGGGTATGAAAATATAGATACAGGATTAGCAAAACAAATTAGAGGACTATTTGATGGTGGAGACATACTTAAAAAATTAGGAGATGCTGGTGGAACTTTTACAAGAACAATTATAGAAGCGGGAATGAATATTGCATTACCTGGTTTCGGTGGACTTGTACAAAAAGAATTTGGAACTGCAGTTAACCCAAATACAGAAATGGTCTTTACAGGTGTTCCTTTTAGATCATTTTCATATCCATTTGAATTTGCACCAAAGAGTAAACAAGAGCAAGATAGTGTACAAAAAATTATAAACTTATTTAAGTTTCATATGATGCCTGAAAGAAAAGGTGGAGGAGATGGTAAGTTAATAGTACCTAGTGAATTTCAAATAACTTATATGTATAGAGATGGCGCTAATATGTACATACCAAAAATAAGTAGATGTGTATTAAAAGATATGAATTTAGATTATTCACCAGAAGGAGTATTTACAACATTTAAAGCTGACGACTATGGTGCGCATCCAACTATTACAAAAATGGATTTAACATTTATGGAAACACAAATTATGACAAAAGAAACAATAGCTCAGGGTCATTAATATGTACTTCAAAAATTTTCAAAAAGGTTTTTACGACATTAAAGGTGATGGTAATGAGAAACTTGTTACTGATTTAATGACACGTGTAAAAGTAAGAGAAAAAATATTAAATGAATCTATGTTATATGACAAATATGATGTTCCCAGTGGAGAAACACCAGAAGTTACATCATTTAAACATTTTGGTTCAAGTCAATATCATTGGGTAATACTGTTAACAAATAATATAACAGATAGATATTATGACTGGCCTTTATCAGAACAAGATTTCGAAACTTACATTACAGATAAGTATGATAATCCAGATGGAATACATCATTATGAAATTACACAATCAAGTGGATTACAAACTGGCGATGGACCAAATGATTATTCACATAAGATAGAAGTAAACAGTACAGAACCTGGCGCACAATCAGTTTCTAATAGAGAATACGAACAAAGATTACAAGACGATAAAAGACTTATAAAGTTGTTAGATCCAAATTACTTAACAACTCTAATACAAGAATTTGATGATTTAGTGAGGAACTAATGCCAATAGAAAATGATAGACCTGGAGCATATACGCTTTCAGATGTATTTTTAATATCTTACACAACAGGAAATACAGGTACTCTCAAAAGACTTAACATTAAAAACTTAATTACAGAGTTTAACATTTATGAAAATTTAAATGGTAACTTTCTATCAGGTGATATTATATTAACAGATGCCACTAATGTTATTGAAGAATTTCCATTGACCGGTTTTGAACGAATAGAGTTTGTTTTCAATTCACCTAGTGCTAATGGTTATGACTTTTCAGTTAAAAGTGGTCACCCAATGTTTATCTACAATTTAAAAAATAGACAAGCATTAAATTTAAACACACAGATATATCAACTTAAATTTATTTCGTTAGAAGGTATTAGAAATCATCAAACAAGAATATCACAAGCATTTAGTGGAACCATAGATCAAATGGTTTCTGATATATGTTTCAATTACTTAAATACTAAAAAAGATGTATTGATAGAAGAAACAAAAGGTTCTCACAAATACGTTATGCCAAGAATAAATCCATCAGTTGCATTATCTACATTAAAGAATAGTGCTAGATCAAAACATTTTGAAAATAGTGGATTTGTATTCTACGAAACTGCGAATGGTTTTAATTTCAAGTCATATGAAGGACTGTTTTGTAAGAAAGATGGCTCGCCTAGACCCGTCAAAATACATTACAATACTAAACCAAAAAATTTACAAGTCACAGGCGATCCAGGAAAAGTAGAATCAGATTTACAAGGTGTAGAGAGTTGGAAGATACTAAATCAATACGATACACTTAAAAATACAGCATATGGTGTTTACGCAAGTCGTTTGTTAACACATGACTCATTTAACAAATTATTTGAAGAACATGATTTTAACTATCATAGTGAATACATCAAACAAAATCATTTAGAACAAGACGCAAGAGGCGATAAGAGAGATGATAATGGTATATTACCTTTATTCAATTACGATAATGGCGATACATTTAGTACAAAAAGCGAAGGCGCACTGTTCTTACAAAGTCAAACAAGAAAAATACATGATGACTTTGAATTGCCAGAAAACAAAGACATATTACAAAAACGTATAAGTCAACAAATGGCTATTAACAGTTTAGTATTACAAATTACAGTTCCAGGAACAACTGAAGTAAGAGTAGGTGACATAGTATCATTTAAATTGAATGATTACAAAAAAACATCAACAGATGACATGGAAGCAAAAGACAAATATATATCTGGTCGATACTTGGTTAGTTCTGCTAGACACCATGTATCTTCTGTAAATAAAAGACACACAATGATAATGGAATTAGTAAAAGACAGTTTTAATGAAGGGTATTCAGAAGAAGATACTGATTACTTTACAAACAACGAGAACGAAGATGGATTATTATATAGTACCTCACATTTGGACGAGTTTGTATAACCTCCGAGATAGCTCGCTAGAATCGCTGCTAGCGCATGTAGGAACGACTGTAAGCGGTGGCTATGAGAGAATATATAACTAATAACATGAAAGAATAAACTTCAACATAATAGAGAATGATAATGAATATTAAAGAACAAGTTAAGACAATCATAGATGACTACTCACAAGCAAGAGATATATCCATGGAGTACAACAAATACGATGGTTTCTTTAAGGGACATAGAGGAACCGAAACGCCGTGGAACTTTGTGAAACACCCTTTTTTAATCAAAGTTAAGAGCCTTCTTGCGAGTGTTAATGTGATAAATGTACATAATACAACGAATAAGTAATAAAACAAGAGAATATAGGAGATGAGCGCCAGCTTGCGTAGGGTTATATTAAATGCTATTAAATGGCGTATAGCCGCCTGATTAAAACAAGAGGTGTATCGGAAAAAAAAAGATGAACAATGATAAATTTTTAGGACACAATGGCTTTCTGTGGTTCGTTGGCGTTGTAGAGGATAGAGGAGATCCGCAGTACGCCGGCAGAGTCAGAGTAAGATGTTTAGGTCATCACACGTCTAATAATGAAATACTTCCTACTTCTGATCTACCATGGGCGCAAGTAGTCTTACCTATCACGTCTAGTGGTATAAGTGGTTTGGGTCAATCGCCGTTGGGTCTAGTCGAAGGCTCTTGGGTGTTTGGATATTTCCGTGATGGCAGTAATAGACAAGAGCCGTTAGTCATTGGTTCTTTGCCAGGGAAGCCATCAGAGCTATCTGGCGCCGGAGGTTTCTATGATCCAAATGGTATCTATCCAAAGTATCGTAATGAGCCTGATGTCAATAGACTAGCTGTCAATGATGAGAACAATCCACATCTAGCTCTTACATTAAGACAATCTACACGTATTACTGGTATCGCCACAGCTGACTTTAATTCTACTACGGCGGCCGATGGCACTACAATCAATGCAAGTGATGGCGACACATTTGACCAGCCGGCGATCCCATACAACGCTGTCTATCCATACAATCACGTCTATGAAAGTGAAAGTGGACATATCAAAGAATATGACGATAGCAATGGCAATGAGAGAATATTCGAGAGCCACCGTACTGGTACATCATATGAAATAGACGCCAGCGGTAATAGAACAGATATAGTAAAAGGAACACACTACACACTAGTCAGCGATAGCAACAAACACTTTATACAAGGCAATTCAGATGTCACCATAGATGGCCGACATAAGATATACATTAATAAGAATAACGTGGAGAATAACCATTATGATATACAAATAGGCGCCGGCGCATCCATTAATATACAAGTGGACAGTGGCGATGTAAATGTAGTGACAACAACCGGTAAAATCAATATGAACGCCGGCGGTGACTACAATTTAAAGGTAGGTGGGAATATGAACGTAGTAGTAGAGGGAAGTATAAGTGAAACGGTAGAAGGAAACAAGACGAGTAATACTACTGGCGCCGTTGTCCACCGTGGCTCTACAATAGATTTAAACCCATAGCATTTGCGAGAGAGAAAAGACCTTATATAAAGCCAGAGCTTACCTTAATCTATAAATGTAATAACAACTTTAAGGCATATCCAAAGGGGTGGCTAATCTGAGAAAGATTGCTGGCACTCATTTGAAATTTTTTTTTCGAGTATATTTTTAGTCTATAAACATTGCGATAGAAAGTCTTTTAATTCTTTAGAACGAGAAGGGTGTTTTAACTTTCTTAACGCTTTGGCTTCTATTTGTCTAATTCTATCTCTTGTTAAACTAAACTTCACACCGACTTCTTCTAAAGTGTGTTCTTCTGTGTTTAGACCGAATCGTAAACGTAACACTCTTTCTTCACGTGGTGTAAGAGAAGACAATATTAAAGATACTGCTTCTTTAAGATTTTGTCTTTTAAGTTCTTCTAAACAATTATCAACAATCACTGGCGACACTTCATTAATTGTATCAAGTGACTCAATTGTAGATAATCTCATTACGTCATTTTTTGAAGATAACGGTCGATCACATTTTTGTTGTATTAAATGATTTCTTTGATTTTTAGTGATACGGTAATAGTAATCGTTATTATCAATATCAAGGTCTAGTCTATAGTTTGTCATAGTGTTTTCTCTCTTTCTTTGATTAGTTATTTGTGTGTAATTGAATAAGATTATCAAAGTTAATATCTAAATGATTTAACTTTTTTGTAGATGATTTTAAATTCTTCATTTTTGTTAGAAATGAAATCTTTGATTTTTTATCATTACAAGATTTAAACTTATTAAAAAGTGATTGTTTTGTTATTTTCATGTTTTCTCCTTTGGTTAATATTCTTATATACTATCATAGATTCGGTGGAATGTCAACAGGTTATTTTTAAAAAAATGCATATATTTACGTATGTTCTTGGTTTGTTCACTAGACAAATAAGGGGTTGTTCTTATCTGTCTACTTTTTATTTGTTCAAGTTTCTAATCTTATACATAGCCATGTTGAGTGGTCACAGGGAACCATAGAGTCTATAAATAACTATACAATAACACAACTACAAAGCGACACTTTCACATTACACAAGCGATTAGAGTATATCCACAATAGAGGAGTACTGACTTGTATAAACGCAATAAGAAACATAACACTAAAACTGATAAAAAGAAACTTGTACGAAGACTTAAACGATTAGCGCCGAAGATACCCGATTACACTTGTCCCGACATAGACTTTGTCATTGAACGTATAGAGAAGTCTTATAAAGAGAGTAAGCCAATCAGTAAGGCATCTTGCCGTGTATTGGAACGTAAGCTTGAACGATTAAGAAGTCAAAATGAAACCATAAGAGAATTGGGGAGATATTGGTATAATAAGTTTAAAGACTACTTTCTATATTGATAGATAGCCACCTGCCAGCGACTCGAAAAAATAGCGAGATTTCTCTGTTGACTTTTCTCTAAATATAATATATAAAGGAATTATGGCAATAGAACAATTAGATAAAAAAGGAACAGCATATCTTCAAGGTATTCAAGGTTTAGACTATCTCGGTAAAATGAGTGGTTATAAAAAGCCAATGAATATATTAAAGTCTTATTTAAAAAGTGATGGTAAAAGAAAGACTTTATATCTAAAGTTTAATGATGGAGAATTAGATGAAGTGGTTAATGGTGTTTATCAAATTAAGATTAACCCAAGCGATAAAAACTTTCTGAATGATTTGAGAGATGAATTAGAAGACAATGGCGAAGACATTGATAAGTCTAAAACAAAGCCAGGACAAACCATTACATTTAAATCAGGCTTTCAATTATATCTATCAGGTAGAACATTATCAAACGTAATAGATGAATCAGGTAATTCTGTAGCAGCAAAGAAACCAACTAACGATCAACAAGAAGATGGTTTTATTATTAATCTAAAAGAAGGTAAGATGTTAGAGAATTTAAAAATTAATAACAAGATTGGTTTTTCATTTGGTAAAGATTGGTATGGTTCATTTACAAAATCATTTGATGCGTTTACAAGTAAGATAATCAAAAAGACTGATTTAAGTAAATATGAGTTTTATAGAGATAGTGATAAAAAGAAACTTGAAATGTTAAATCAAATTACAGACCCAGCAATACTACCATCATCAAAAGATAATTGGAATCCATCTGATGTATGGGCTGTAAAGAAAGATGAAAAAAATAGATTGGCAAAAGAGATTGATAAACTATACACTGAAAGAAAGAAAAACAATAATGTAAGCATAGAAAGAATTAATAAGTTTATTGAGACAGAGTTTAAAAAGAAAAATTTAATTGGTATATCACTAAAACAAGTATTAGGTAATAGTGCCATTGTAGATAAGATTACAAAAGATGCCAAGTATATTGATAGTGTCAAGTTTTTAGGATTTAAAAATAAGATGGAGTTTGATGTTTTAAAAACTTACTTTGATATAAATGTTAAAATGTCCTGTATTAAAAATAATACATTAGATTATCTATTCAGATTTAGACCTAGAGGCTCTTCATCAGCATTAACAAACAATGGTGAAGGTCGTTTATCTGGTTCAGGCCCAGCAGATGGTGCGATAGATAAGAAAAATGTTTTATCAGTATTACTACCTAACGCAGATGATATTACAAAAGAAAAATATGGCAAATCTAAAAATATATTAGAGGCATTAAACTTTTTAGTTGCATCTAAAAAGTATAAAGGTCTACAAACTTGGGTTAACAAAGGTAAATACAAGTTTTTAAATATCAAAAATTTAGACAAGAAGGCTGACGATAAAGATATAAGAAGGGGTCTATTAAACTTAAATTATGCATATCTCATTGACACATATAAAGATCAAAAGGACTTATATAAAAAGTTTTATCTAGCAGCAAAAAAGGTCAACGAGTTTTCATCTATTCATTTTAAAATATCAGGATAATATTAAAGTTTTGTTACTATCAAAATATCTCTGTTAAATACTTATAGTCTTAACAAACATAGGAGATATGTTTTAGACACATATCTGTTATAAATAATAATATACCGTTCAACTCATATGAGTCGGAAGTAAACAATGTTTAATATATACGAAAAAATAATTTTTAGTATGTTTGCTGGATATATGATTTACATATTTGTTTTAGCTGTTGCTAACACTTTTTGTGATTGTATATAACATTGTTGAAGGAACGCACCTAACTTTAAAAAGGAGGGTGTTATGGAAAGACATACTAGACTACTTACAAATTATAGTAAGTCTAAAGAGCTAGAGAAAAAAACAAAAGTTTTGTTTAGTGTTAGAAAAGAAGTGAACATCAATGCTGGTGGAACATCTGGTTACATTGTTAAACACGGACCAAACAAAGATAAAGTTTTAGCTCACACAAAAGTTAAATCCACAAATAATTGGTAATCAAATAAAAAACTTGTATAAATAACTATACCACACCGATAGACTTCGGTCTATCATAGAGAGGTGGGTACCTCCACACAACTCACCTCTCACTTATTCAAACTGGTACAATCACATTGAATCGAACAATGACCTTCTGCGCCACAGGCAGACGTTCTACCGTTAAACTATGATTGCTCTTTAATGAGTATAAGTGTAAATCAAACCAATAATGGTTAT